CAGTTTGGCATTACGGCACTTGCCGCCCTTGCCGTATTTCTTATGGTCACTTTGGAAGCCGAAACTCGTTGACCCCCAGTTGAAATTGCCCCAGGTTCCCTGTCCCCATATCAGCCAGGTAGCGTCTGACGCAAAAGTTCCCGAACCGAGAGTGAATGATTTTGTCCGCTCGAAGTCCCCGCCGTCAAGCGAAACAGTCGTATTGAAAGTTACCGCCGTTGACTTGCAGACGATAGAAAGAGAATTGACTAACTTTTGCGCCCATTCGTGGCCGAAATGAAGGATGCCCGTATTTAATTGCGTACTGATATTATGAGAAGTAGAGGCGTCGTATTCTGTTTTTGAATGATAGTCCGCTACGCCGGAAAAATCATGCTCCATAATGTATTTGTTGGTATTGTCCAGGGTGTAAAGTGTGCCGTCGAATGTCTGCATATCATTTGCTTTCCAATCGACGGAGCTCCAGGCCCCATACTTGCCCTGGGTAAGCAATCTTGTTCCATGCTTTACGTCCCAAAAAATAGTTGATGTGTTTGTCGTTTGGCCGGGGCCAGTCAATGAAAGATAATATCTGTCTTGGTATAAAGCGCCTGTTGAATATTCTCGATATAAAACAGGGATGTTCCTAATCTTGTTTCTGATTGGGTCGCCTATCGGCCAGGGCAAATCGCCCGTAACCGGATTATATAGATTGAAATTAGCCCAATAGATATTGCCATTGAACTGCCAAACAAGTCCATTACCGACATCGACTATGGAATCGAAAGAATCACAACCAATATCACAAACCTTCTTCGTGCTGCCGGCAGGGTCGTCAAGGTCGGTTGTTACAAAAATCTGCTTCTCAGTGAACCAGTAAACAAGTTTGTTGAAGAGTACGGGTCCGGCAAGGGCATCGGGGAAATATATGAAATTAGTAGCATCGAAGTAGTCGGGATTTCCCTTTCGGGTCCAAACACCTTTGTTGGTCAATGCGCCGGCTGCGGTCTGTCCAATTCCCCATATCCTGCTATCGTAAGAAAGAGGGTTTTTGAGTTTGGGCGGGGTGCCGGCATCCACCGGTATTTCCACGCCTTCCTCGCCCACAGGTATCTTGTCGGTGTAGGAAGTGCCGGACGAATAATATCCAACCCTTCGGAAAGGGCCATTGATTTCTTCCGGAGGCGAGCGATAGACGTAATTTCTGGTAGCGCCTCCCGCTGTTGGTATGGCGGGACAGTTGGTAAGGGCTGATGACACTCTTGTATTGGCGCTAATATTAGCACCATCGACCGTCATTGCGCCGGAAACGGCGGATGGCCCCGATTCGCCGTATTTGGTATTCGTACCGGAAGAGTCGTAAAAGGCGGTGAATTTGTAATAATACCGACCATCATACTGTATCCCTTGTTCATCCGTGACTGCCGTACTTACTTCGGCAAGAGAGGATGGTGCGCCAGGAGCGGCCAACCCTAAGTCGGAGGAAGCGGCGTCGACAGTGCCTACCCAGCGTTGCGGCGTATCCTTGCCGTTACAGAATATCAAGTCCTCGGCTTCGTTGATGCTGTACTTGACGAAGCGGACCTTGTTGCCGCTCGTAAGCCCTGTCTTGATTGAGGTGCCGGCGACTTCGCCCGCCCACCTGTCGTTGGCCTCATCGTAAACGCTTACCTCGTCGGTGGCCCCAGCGTCCCAGCTGGCAACACGGAAGTTAGTGCCTCGAAGCTCGACAACTATGAAAGTAAGGGGCGGCGCCGAGTCCGGCAGGATAGTGTCCTCGGAAGCGACCAGCCACGGACGGTACGGCCCCCTTACGAGAATAGAGCCGTTGGGCTGAATGTACCAGTTCGACATAGCCGAGAGCTGATTTTTAGGCAAAGAGGCAGCAGGCTCTTCGGTGTTAAGACCGCCGGAGAAGTCCTCAATCGAATAGGGCTGCCATTGGTCCGCAGGCTGGTCCGCCATTTTCGGAATTGTTGGGATTGGTAAAAACATAGTTAAATAAAAAAGACGGCCTGAACAAAGACCGCCTTTCCCAAATGAAATTAAAAGGATACTCTTGAAGTTTAGGCTGGGTTACTCCTGCTTACAGGAGTTTTGCTTGGGCCAGCAGGTGGAGATTCGGAAACAACCTTTTTGCCCGACGTAGTTTTGAGCATCATTTCGTCAAACCAAGCCTCCGTCGGGAAGCCTTCTTTGTCGAGTTTGTTTGGTTCGAGGCATACCCTTATGCAGCCCGTAAGATAGATTGTTCTTGCCGTAGCAATCCCCGAAAAACCGCTGATTGAATCTTTGTACTTGTTGCCTAACTTTACCATTTTGCTTTCCTTTCAAACAGTGTTGATATTTTAATCGGCAGATCCCATCAATTTCCCTTTGTTGATGAGAAGGGCCGTTTGACGCATCGTATCGTATCTTGCCATCTCTGTCGAGGCAAGAATGGCATCTCTGTCGGTATAGCGGCACCGGGCAATCGCATAATTGACAATGGCCGAATCCCATTCGTCGGGGAAATCGAAGGCAGAGCTGACCGCCGACATATCTGTTGGGGTGCGAAGATAAAAGACATTGAGTGCGCTCGAGCCGGTGGCTGTCGGGGCGATAACTGAAATATACAGAACGCCTCCGAATTCGTACCAAACTGTTGTGTTGTCGGGAGTCGCCGAAGATGCTCCGAATTCATAACTGACTTCGTGCCGGAACGTCGGCGAAAGTGGAACGCCATTGAACTGGACGTCAAAAACTTTTACAAGATTTGTGCAGGAGCCGGACAATGTAAAGGAGAAGTTCGTATTGTCGGTATTGATATTGGCAGTCGCCTGTAAACAGCCCGTGGTTGCGCTGAACTCCTTGGCGCCGCGATTGATGTAGCGCAGAAGCAGGGCGTCACCGAAACTCAGGTCGGTCGTGTCCGCAAGCTCGTCCCGAATATCGTCAATTATGTTCTGGCCTGTTGACATTAAACAATCCCCCCGCTAATCCTCAATTCGTCGGCAATCGGTCTTGATGCCCTCTGCTGCATCTGGATATGAATCGGCCCGCTGCGACCACGCATCTTCTCGCGGATGTTCTTGAGCCTCTCGGCATAACGTCCCTGGTCGGCTCTGCCGTCCAAGCCAAGATTCTCCAAGGCAATCGCAGTAGAAAGCGAACGCAAAGCGGGATGATACCAGCCGGGGAACGTAGAAATGCTGTCCTCGTCGGGAATCGACTCGACCTTCAGGGCTATGGTGTAAACCGCATCAGGAATACCTCTTAGGAGCATACGCATCGTACCTGAGCCATCGGTGTCCATTGCGTAATATGTCGGGAAAGTCGAAGAAAAATCCTCGCCTGGGTCGAAACGATAAAAGTCAGAGATTCCGCCTGTGAAGTAAGAGAGAATTATGTCCTCGGCAACTATGCGAACCGTGCCGTCAATGACCTGAACAACAGAGGAGCCAAGGTCAACGTAGTTCTGGTCGGCAACCGTATCTACGGTCGTGTCCGTAGTGATGACTTTAGGGGCATCCAGACCTCGCTCAATGGACAAATCAATGATTGCCTCGTTAATAGCTCCGAATATGATAAATCGCTCATCTCCGGTAACAAGTGCACGCCCCCGCAAAGCGCGCACTTTTACCTCGATGGATCGCTGTAAGGAATTCTTTGTTCTCGACCATACCGCCATAGCTAACCTACTTATTGAATTTAGATATGTTGACTTTTGCCGCTTGAAGCTGCTTTTGCTTATTGGTTAATATTAGTTGGCTCTTTTTAAGTTTATCAAGGTTTTTGATGGCCTTGGTTATTTTGCCTTCGCCCATATTTATCAGGGCTTGTATCTTTGAGATTTCAGTCTCGATATTTGCTGTTGGAAGTGCCATATTAAGTTACCTCAAATTTAACGTATATATGTAACACCCTCCGAATGGAGTCGGTAGGAATCGTTATCTTGGATAGCAGGATCCCCCGCCATCGTAAACCTGGACGGCCTTGCCAAGGCGCATACGAGCATTCTCAAGGTGGCGATAGGCAAGTTGTAGGTTTGCCAAGATTTCAGATACAGCCATTGGTTGTTCTGATGAACCTACAATCCCAATCCCATTTGCGGTTTTTGCCTTTAATAATTTGACGTTGAGTTTGATGACTTCAATTGTGCCTCTCAAGTCAAAGCAAGATTCCTTGAAATCTCGTTGCGGTTCAAAGTCTGGGAGGGTGTCTCCACCTGTCATTTCTTGTGTTGCCATTTTTCTTCCTTTCTTAATTGTTATAGCATAACCCCGCCGAGACTCGGTTTCTCAGGGGCAAAGGCATCGACATCGTCGTTGATAAGCCTTCTCTTAGTGCCTTGATGCACCTCTATTCCCATTTCCTCGCCGCACTGGTCGATTTCATAGTCCTGCCTCTTTTGTTCGGCGGCGTTAAGGTCTTTACGCATCTGCCTCAGATTCCTTGTATTCAAGGTGCTGTTGTGCTTGACGTTAGCAAACGCCTTGTAGAAAGATTCGTTTTGGGCAAACGACCTGATTACAGACAATGCGCCGTGATGGTCGTAGAAGATTAAAAATCTCTTTGATTTATAGTCGAATCGCAAAGACAATTCCGGGTCGAATCGCTTCAGCTTCCTGTCCCATTCGGTAGGTGTACCGGAAGGCAGGCAAGTGC